GATTTGTGGAGTTTATCCCATTGTGGGAATAGAGTGAGGGTGCTTGTCATAGATTTTCTCCTTATTGATAAGCGAGTTAATAAAAAAGTGTAGACCCCGAAGGCATCTACACTTATATTTATACACGAAAACTACTGGAATGTCAATAGGTTGTTTTCTTAGAACCTATATTATATTTTGGAACTAATTCCCAATCGTCTTTTTCTTTATGGGACAATATCTTAATTTGTGATAAAAAGATTGGTACAGGTTCTTCAATTTGCTTAATGTTTACCACTTTTACTAAATCCCAATCTTGTAAGAGTTTAACAATGGCATTCCTACGAGATAAATCGTTTTCGGATATATCGGTAGGTTTACCATCTAATGCAAACAACTCTTTGAAATGAACAATATAATAACGACCTTGCTTATGTAATATATGACAAGATTGGTATAGTGTTCTATCCTTTTTTGATGCTACGCCAATTCTGGTGAGGGTTTCTCGTACTTTAAGAAAGTCATCCTTTTCCCCGAGCGTAACCTCAACTAAATCCGTAATTGAAATCATGATTTGTTCACTCCGCCTTTATTTGTTTTTGCTTTTATTTCAGCGATTTGTTCATCATTTAGAATACGAAGGGCTTCTTTAGCCTTTTGATTTGAATAACCAAAATACTCCTTAACACACTCTAAATCCTTATCAGCCGATGCTTTCTGCCACGGTTGGAATTTCCGTTTCATCGGTCTAATACTATTTAGAAGATACTGATATTGAAGGTCTTTATCCAATCCTGGATATCGATTCAACTCATTAACATAGAGAACACAATCCAAATGGTATGACAAAGCCCGATTAACAACAAAAGGAGTATAATCTTTGATGTCCAATTCATCATGTAAAACATTCTTTTTCGTTTGAAGTATTGATGGTATGATTTCTTTGAATAAATCTGGCATTATTTGAACTCACAGTCCACCATAATTTCTGTCAAACAAGCCACCATATTAATCTCATGGTCAGCAACAAAAGCGGCCTGATATTGATACTTAGCAAGATGTAGAACCAACTGTGGAACTGCGTTTGGTTTCAACTGTTCATACAATGTATCATATAACTTACGATAGATTTTGGTAGGGTCATTGTCCAAATTATTGGTAGTCCACTTACGAACAGAAGCAAAATCTTTTTCTTTTAATCCTGAAACCAAAGCATCAAGCTGAACGTCAGTAACATTATGCAAAATACCTTTATCAATGACACCAGATACGGAATATCGTTGAAGTTCATTTAGAATTCTCCTATTATCTGGAAAGTGTTTAGTAATAACAGCAGCGACTACTTGTTTATCGTATTGTATATTTTCTTGTTCAAGAATCCACTCAACACGTTTGAAGAATTGAGCAGCCATCTTTGCCTTGTTACCATTAATTTTAAAGTCAATTACAGAACACCGAGAATGAATTGGGTCAATGATTCGATTCTTAAAGTTACAAGTGAAGATGAAAGAACAGTTTGAGGAGAACTCCTCGATTGCACCACGCATTGCAGGTTGCGTTGAATTAGGATTTAGATAGTCCGCTTCATCTATGATGATTACTTTTCTGCCACCAGCAAGAGAAATCGAACTAGCATACTGTTTAATCTTAGTACGAAGGACATCAATACCTGATTCATCAGAACCATTAATAACAAGATAGTCACAACCAACTTCTTCACAAAGTGCTTTTGCGATAGTTGTTTTGCCGACACCTGCTGAACCAGAGAGAAGTAGATTTGGAATCTCTTTTTTATTGACATACTCTTGGAATGTGGTTTTTATTGCATCTGGTAAAATACAATCTTCCACTTTTTGTGGTCGATACTTTTCGACCCATAATAAATGATTCATTCAAAACTCCCATAATATAATTAACTACAATCAAAAACACAATTTAAAACTAATCTAGGACCTTCAACATCTTCAGTAGGACAAGAACCAGCATGAATTTGGTTAGAATCAAATATAACAGCACGACCTTTTTTTGCTTCAATTGTTTGTTGTTTTGTTACTAACCCAACAGGTTTTCCCATGTAGTATTCGTTATAAAACGTTGTTGAATTATTAGAATCATTAACATAATATAACATTGTTATTTTTCCAGGTTCAAAAGAATCTACATGAGGCCTTTGTTGTGAGATACCTTTTTGTGGCATTAAAAGATTAGATTTAATCCTATAAATGCTTAAAGAAGGTAATTTCATATACTGCTGAAATTCAGCAACTACTGGAGCAATGAATTTAAAATAATCGCTTATGATAGCTTCATCACGCACAAAGGTATGTCTAAACTGAATATGTTCTTTATAAGGTTCATCCGTATAAAAAAACTCATCTAACGACCTATCACTTACCGAATAGTTATAATAAACCCATCCTAATTCAGGACCAAGAAACAAATTCAATATTGATTGTTGATAAGCTTCTGGTACAAAATTATCGATAACGATAGGTTCTTGCATACTACCTTAGTTCACTTTGAATACGGCCAACAACTTCCAAATATTCTTCAGTAACAGCAATATTACCATTTATCATGTTGATAACAGTTGTCTGTAAACTTGTTTTTTCATCTATTGTAGTGAAAACACAAGCAACATGCTTTGGATTAATTGCTACTGGATTGCCAGTATTTAAATCTGTAAAATGTAATAACATAATTATCCAATCTTAGTATGTTTAGCCTCAAATGCTACCCAATATTGAATATCATCTTTGGTGTTTTTAAAGTGTGCAACGCCTTTAAATGAAATGTCCACTTGATAACTACCAGGAATCATCTTAAAGTTTTCTGTGTTGAAAACAATTTTGTATTTACCATTAGATACTGTTGTATCAATACCAACTGAGTTTTCATGAGCAGAATCGTTAGCAGCATCAAATGTAATAATCTCAACACTTGAACCATCAGATTGTACAGCAATATGTGGTGAAGATAATACTTTGGCAGTATCCATAACTAAGTTATAATCTTCAGCGGATAATGTAAAAGAAACATCAACAGAACCTAAGTTAATATCTCTATCTGGTGCTTTGACAATCATTGTGTCAGCACATTTACGATATTTGATTTTATTACGACCACTTTGAAATGTAATGTTTGCATCATCAAAACTAAGTTCTGGTTTATCTTTGAACAAAGAGTTCACCGATAAAAACTGGTTCAAATCATACACACAAAATGTTTCTGGAAATTCATCAGCAAGATTGGCTTCTGCCATCAATGCCTTACTTGTAGAAACAGTTTTCAATTTTTTACCTTGTTTGAACTCAAGACCTTCATTGATAGTTGAAAAATTCTTCAACACATTTAAGGTTTCATTTGATAGTTTCATTCACTTTCTCCATATTAAAAAAATCTATTGTATCATGTTCATATAAAAACATCAAGCAGCACAGAGCATGTGCCAAGTGATTTTTACCAGTTTCTTGGTCATTTTGTTCACCAGATTTCCAAGCCCATAGATGCCGTTGTGCGGCATCAAAGTATCTACGCTTGGCATCTGGTACTTTTTTCCAATTATCTGGTTCATACTTCTCTGCACCAAAGGTAAGTATTTCTACTGTTGCACTTAGTGCATTTGGTGGTACTAAACCATATTGTAATTTACCACCATCAAATTTACGTCCACCTGTTGTTGCTGTTTGTGATGCTTTAACAATCTCTTTATCTTGTTCATACGCATGAGCAGAACAAGGTCCTGGTTTGTCAATAGAACCTAACATTACATCTCACCAACAAAGTTAGCAACAGCAGGCATATCTCCTTTAAAGTGATATGTTCCAATATGTTCTGTTTTCATCCAAGGACATAACCAGATTTGACCACCCATGTTTCTCCACCATTGGCAGAACATATAATCTTCTGACAAATAACGCTCTGATACTTTATCAATTACAGTATCAAAGTAAGCATGAATATAACGTGAACCATCAAAGTGTGCTTGACCTACGTGGTCTGGTTTATACTTGAGTTGTGGATATTCTGCAGCAAATCTAGGGAATACTTCACGTTTAACCATCATGAAACCAGTACCAATTTCCATAACTTCTAGTGGTTCTGTAACAGAGAACTGTGCTGTACCTTTAACTGGATTAAACACATAATCACCAGTAACTTGTGCCAACAAACCATCTTCAATATTTGGATTCTTTGTAACAGCTTTCTTTACAGAACGCCATTTAATTGCTTTCTTAGGATAAGGACCACCAATAACATCTTTATCAAGTGCTAGTAATGCTAATACATCTTGTGGTTGAAAGTTAATATCAGAGTCAATAAACAACAAGTGTGAACAGTCTGAACGATTCAAGAATTCATCAACCAAATAATTTCTTGCTCTTGTAATTAGGGACTCATTAAATAAAAATGAGAATTTGATAGGAATACCATACTGCATACACAAACCTTGTAAATCTAAACAAGCTTTCATGTATAGACCATGATTTTGGCCGCCGTACATTGGTGTTGCCACAAATATACTTTTCTTTTGTAAATCTTCTTTTTTGATTGAAATTTCCATTTTTGGTCCAGTTTTTGAAATAAAAAAAAGGGGTATCGCTTCTCAGCGAACCCCTTATAAAGTACTAATTAAGCAGTAAAAGAATAACCAGCACGTAAAGCAGCTTGAACCATTGCCTTAGTTGGTGTACCTAAACGATAAGAAGCAACTTTCTTACCATCAAGAACTTTAGTGTTGGTATAGATGCAATGACCTTCTTTACGTAATTCTTCAATACGTGCAGAAACATTTTGAATGCCGAAACGGCGTTGTGCTTGCTTGACTGTGAAAGTGTTGTAGCCACTAGTTTGTTTCAAAGCAACTAACATTTTCTCTTTAGCAGATAATTTCATAATAAAACTCCTATTCATAGTTAAAATAAAACCTCGTTATTTTACGAAGTATTCACATCATATCATTATATATGTGTATAAGTCAAGCGTTTATCGACCTACTTGTGGTAAATAACGCTCTTTGGTTTCCTCCCAAGAGAGGTAAATTAGGTCATCATAAAAAAGAGTTTCATATGAAACATTGTTTTTCTTTTGAAGTTGCCTAATTCGTCCTTTGGCATACTTTGTTTTCCAAATATTTGCCAAAGCTTCTTCACTGGTATCAAACGACTTTACCAATGATTCTTCCGTAATTTCTTTACGGAGAAATTCGTTTGTGTTATTATAAAGTGGAGAAAAATATATTCCACGTTGATGTTCGGTACGGATTAATTCTTTTGGAATCTTTAATTGTGAATAGGCAAAGTTTAATGACCTATTCTTGTGGTCACGTTTTAATGGAAGTCCTTGTTGATTCTTTGCTTCCCACCATTCAAAATATTTTCTAGTATGATTTTCTTTAATCCAATCAAACACTATTTTTTTGGTCGCTCTAGACGGTTCGAAAGCAACAGAACCAGAAGAAAAGCCCATAGGAGTCCAATGCTCAAGGCCATCATATTGTGAAAGCCCTCCAGCTTTCGTTTTTCCATAGAGTGACGTTGTAGTAACGCCAACAAGAGTGTCTCCATATTGTCTTTTCCAATCTGCTTGAACGGTATCTGATAAACACATCAATGCCAATAACTTACCACCCATATAATTAAACCCTAAAGGTTGTAACGGAACGATGGTGGAACCAATTGCCGTGTGATTAATCATGTGTTGCTGTGTTTTAACATCTCTCGACCATCCAATGGCGTTATCTCTTGGTGTGAGGTCTAGAAAGTCTGAACTGATACAGATAACACCTAGATACTTACCTGTTACTTCATCAGTAAGTACATAGAATAGATTACGACCAATGTTACTGTTATTCTTCATTGTAGAAGAAAAGGTACGAATGGCATTCCATCTTTCGGCATCAGGACCATTTGAGAGAACCATAGTAGGTTTTAAATTCTCATAGTCATCAGGTGATTGTGGTACCCAAAAATTAGAGCGAACTTGTTTAATAAGTTTCTCTTGTTCTGGATAAATCATCTGTGATTCTTGACCAAATAATGTAGATACTTCTTCCACAGGATATCTTTCTTTAACTTCGCACCACTTTTGGTATAAAGTATATTCACGAACATCCATATGAGAAGCGTAAGTTAAATCCTTGATGAGGATTTCCTTCATCTTTTCTTCATCAATGTGTTCGAAAGAAGATGATGGATTTTTATCTTGCCATGCTTCCCATTGTTTTTCTACATATTCAATTGGAGTTGCCATTATTTAAGTTTCAACAGTTTCATTATTTTGTTACGTTTCTTCATACCACTTTGAAGGGCCATAGGTTTTACTCTTTCAGTATACACTATTCCATTCATGTGGTCAAGCTCATGTAAAAAACATCTTGCTGAAATACCGGTAAACTTCTGTGTTTTAGTATCACCATTATAATCTTGGTATTCAACTTCAATTTCTGCCGGTCTTGTGATGTGTAATCCTAAAAATGGAAAAGATAAACATCCTTCTGCCATGTGGATTTCACCTTTTGTGGAAATTATTTTTGGATTAAAAAATGCCACATATTCTTCTTCAGCACCCATAATGAATACTCTATATCTAAATCCACATTGATTTGCGGATAATCCATAACCTTTATAATGTTTACAGGTATCTACCAAACCAGAAGCCAACTCAATTGGATTCATAGGTGGGTTTTTAAAATCAAATTCTGGCATTACTTCTTTAAGAATTGGATCCGTTTCTTTAACTAATTCATATACCTGAGCTTGCTGTGGAACAACAGGCTGCATTTTAACAGCATCTTCGGTATTAAATCTTATAATTTCGTCACTCATATATCACCTTATAATGTTCTAAGTTCTTCGTTTAATAATTTAACAATATCTTCTTTTTTCCATGATTGTCTGGAACAACACAATAAAACATTGGTATCAAACATTTGCCTTAAACTAAGAGTATTTGGTATACCTAATTTATTATCTTTAGCTAATTGTTCTACTAAAGAAAGTACATAAAAATTATGAAATTCTTTTCTACACAAATAGGCTTTGTTTTGACCAATAGCAAATAATGTCCAATCTTTATTTTTGTATATAAACTCTAAACAACCAGAGTTAACACCTGGATATTCTGGATCATTGAAGTCATCTAAAACAATAGCACCATCTTTAGCCATTTTTTGTGTAAACAAAGTTAAATCACTAAACACAGCATAATGTTCATGGCAACCATCAATATGTAATAGTCGTAAAGGAGTATCAAACTGTACGGTGTCTGTTGTTAATTCTGTAGAGTTTTCAATTCTCCATTCAACGTTTTCAAACGTACCATATGTTCTAATATTATCTTCTGCCTTTTGTTTCATTTCCTCATCAAAGATTTCATACAGATAAAATTTATCTTCTGGTCTTTTATAATTGGAAATGGCAACAGCACTTTTACCAAAAGCAACACCAATTTCACATACGTCACCGGTAATATCTTTTTGTACGCTTTTTAAAATGTTATGTATAATAATGTTATCAAAACCATAAAACCATCCAGTAACATTTTTGTCCACAATATTTTCAAAATACTGCAAACTCTCTATTATGTTCATGTCAGTTTTATTTTTTGACGGACTTTGGTATATACTTGGTCTATTTTGTTCCGTATTAAATACTAATATTTCATCACTCATGTTGCTATCCTAGAAAAATTATTATACTTCTCAAACCGGATTACACTCCGGAACTTATCAAATAATTGGTCACCTTTATGAGAGATAACAAATACGTTTGTATCTTTATCCATATCATAAATCAATTTTAAAAACTCATCTGTACCAACTGTATCTAAACTACTATCAAACACTTCATCCAATATCAACAGATTGGTATTAGTTGAATTCTTCATCTTGGCAATTTGTCGCCAAGTAAATAACAATGCCAAATCAATACGCATCTTCTCACCTTCAGAGAAGTTAGCATAACTAAAATCATCACGGTGTCTGCTCTTAATTGTTTCTTCAAACGATTCATTGATGTTGAAGTTCACAAAGAAGTCCATAGCCGTCAAATATTTGTTAATCAACTTGTTCATGATTGGCAAATACTGTTTGATGATTCTTGTTTTAATACCAGTATCTTTTAATAAGTTACCGGCATATTCTAAGTATTGCTTCTCGCTTGCTAATTCTTGTTGTTTAGCGACCAATACTCCAAGCTCAGTTCTAAGTTCTTTGAGCTTGGCATTTTCGGTTTCAATGTTCTCCCGTAAGGTAGATAAATCCTCAATTTCTTTTTGGAGTTTATCCAGGTATACATTGATTGCTGAAATGGTAGAATTGTGTTTGACGATTTCATTATTATGTGATTGTATATGTAAAACTATCTTTTGGATTTCTTCGATGCGGCTGTTTG